GAACCGGCGGATTTTTCTCTCGTACGGACGGAATTGAGACTATAATGTCCGGATTGAAGCAGCTTATACTAACCACAAAGGGTGAAAGACCCATGAAGCCAGACTTTGGTACTAATTTACGAAGATATGTATTTGAGCCATTTGATTCTTTTTTAAGAAAAAAGATTAAGGACGATATAACCGCTGCCGTCACTCGCTACGAGCCGAGGGTTAATATGACAAAGTTGGAAATTACTGAAGATTCTAGGGTTGGAAAAGAGGACAGGAATGTTGTTTTCATAAGGATGTATTACCAGGTTAAGGGAGATGTCCTCAAAGAGTATGTTTTAGATTTAATTGTATAATGGCCACTAACTTAGAATCAATTTATAATTCTAGTGCTTTTGACGGCACTATTCAGTCGGATTTCTTACAGCTAGGTGATGTTCCGGAATCCCTCAAGGCAGAGTATGTCGATTTTTCTGTAGATGGATTTTATGAGTATAAAACGGCTCTTCTGAATTATATTAAGGCTGTGTACCCTAGGGATTATAATAACTTTGTTGAGTCTGATTTGGGTGTTATGCTTACTGAACTTTTTGCGTACCTCGCTAGTGTTACGTCCTTTAAAGCTGATATGATTGCTAATGAAATGTTTTTGCCAACCGTAAAGACTGAAGGCAATTTATCTAAGCTTTTAAAACTTATAGGTGTTGCTATGAAGGGTCCGTTGGCATCCAAGGCTACGTGTCTTATGACAGTTCCTTCTGGGTTTGAGGTTTCTGGGCTTACCTCCCTTACTATACCGTTTTTTAATAGAACTTTTAGTGTTAGAAGCACTAAGGACGGAGGCAATTTACATTACACAATTTATAAGGTAAACCTAACCACAGGAGAAGCAGATTTAGAAAGTGATACAATTGAAGAAACTAGTGGGTTGTCCCTCAACAAAGGAGGTCTTCAATTCAACAATCTTATTCTTTTGGAGGGTCAGCTAAAAAAACAAGCAGGCACATTTACATCCAGGGATACTATAAAGACCATTAAAATTAATGATTCTTCCATCATCGAAGGAAGCATTGTTGTTTCCTCCTTACAGGACGGGATTTATAGAGAGGTTCAGAATTTGTTCCTGGCTGAATCTGCCACTGAAAAGGTATTTGAAAAAGCTTACGATTCTAATTACGGTGCAACCCTAGTGTTTGGAGACAATGCTAGAGGAAAAAGCCCGGTGTCTAACGACTTGTATGAAGTATTTTACAGGGTAGGGGGTGGAGATAGAGGTAACGTACCATCACGAACGATTAATATCGGTGTGGAGGGTACCCACAGTACACTGGGAGCTGCAAGTCTTACTGTGGAAAACCTAACTCACTCTACTGGCGGCGCCAATTCAGAAACAGTAGAACATGCAAAGAGATGGTCCCCATATTTTTTCCGAACTCAGTACAGAGCTGTTACGGGCGAAGATTACACAACTTTTGCTAATCAGTTTGTCAGTACCGCCGGTCTGGCAGGGAAATCTATGGCAGTTCTTAGAAACTCAGGAGCTGGCGCTAATATGATTGATGTGTATATTGTTGCTAAAGCATCCGATCGCCAGGTTGAAAGAGCTTCCCTTGTTTACAAGAAGGAGTTGTTAGAGTATTTGAATAAGTATAAAATGCTTACAGATGAGCTAACGATAGTTGATGGGCTTGTTCGTACCATTGACTTGGTTGGTACTGTTTTTCTTGATTCGGAGTTTAAGGTTTTTGAAGAGGATATTAGGTCTCGTGCGGGCAATAAGGTTTTAGAATTTTTTAATGTTGATAATAGAGAGTTTGGCGAAAGATTCAAAGTATCAGATCTGTCCAGAGATCTATTCAACATATCAGAAGTAAGATTTGCAACTATAGACAATCTGTCTGAAGATATTCAACTAAACTTTAATGAGATAATTCAATTGAACAATGTTGAGATTAATGTGGAATACGTTTAATAATGTCGCGCTATGCAGGATTAAAGGGACTTACTGATAATAAAAAGTATTATCAGCATAATTACATTGAGGCTGTCAAGTTGGCAGTCCCTGCCCTTTATGATGATACTGATACTTCTGTCTACGGGATGGACGAGGAGATACAGTATGCGGTATTAGGTAAGATATTACGGGCTGCGGGTGTTGCTGATACCCTTGTAGATGTAAGCAGTTACCCACTGTCCAGCCTACAAGAACATTTTATACTCAGGAACAGGAAGACAAAAATAGACCCTTATCTGTTTAACAATAAAATTGTTAAAGCCTTTGGTGTTGATGTTAAGAACTTTACTAATATTGAGGACTATAAAGATTTTGTTTCTGGGACTCTCCTTCCCAATATAAGGCTAAACTTTCCCACTGATCTATTTGTAACCGGGGTTACTGCTCTGGACAGTACTGTCACTACAGCTTCAGCCGCTCACTCGTACCTGATACAAAATTTAAGCTGGTTATACTTTCTTAACACAGCAGGTCCTACTGGAGGAGTTGACCCATCAGCGGGGGTACTAGACACCATAGTAAGTGGTTTGTATTTGGGCGGGTCTGTAGGAGAAGCATCCGGCATGGGGTTGTTATTTAAAAATCTTTGGGACAATAGAGAGTCCACTACGTCTGCAATAGATTTGTTACCTCAGATTCTTCGATCCACAGATGCAACCGTATCCTCGGATATTTATGCTTCAGGAACCCAATTAAGGGATCGACTAGTTGATTTGGTGGGTGTTTGGTACAAGGAGGATGATGATAGTTCTGATACACTTGATACTTACTTAGACCTGTTTTTTAATACTGGATATTATGCTTCGAAGCAAGCAGCAGCAGGCCCATTTTCTAAATTTTTAAAGGCTGTTAGTTATGCGTTTTATGACGTAAATTCCGTCGTAGACGATTTATCAGACTTAATTGACATAGAAAAATGCCCTCCCCAATTTCTACAGTTCCTGGCTTCTCTGGTTGGGTGGAAGTTGATGACTGGAGATGTGGATAGATGGAGAGCACAGCTTCGGCATGCGATATTTCTTTACAAGCAGAAAGGAACTAGACAGAGCCTTGAAGACGCTGTTTCGTTGGTGTTCCCTAATTCTGGATTTAATCCTGCAACGTCAGCAAACATGGTTGAGACTTGGGAATCCTTCTTACCAAGACAATTATATTATCTCATAGCTACCGAATCTAAGGTTCTCAATGATCCTGCGTACAGGACGGATGCCGGATCTATAGCCAGACAGGTTGGCATAGTAAAAGTTGGAGCCACCGCCGGCAGCCAAGCAGTGGCTCTGTATGATATAGACAATCATGATAATAATTATAGATTTGCTACGGACTATGCTTTATCTGCGCTTAATAACGAGACGTCATCCATTGTAATAAATGGCACTATATTCTCATCCACAACCTGGGCTGATAATTTTAAAGGGTTTACTCACAGGGGATCCACAGGTGTTCCGGTACCTCCGTGGGAAAATGATAGATTTTACGAAAATTGTAGAATTTCCGATAAAGAACTTGCAGCTCTGCCTGGTATTCTCTCCGGAACGAGAACCAACGGAGGTCTTGAGATTCCTCAAGCGTCTGTAGCGTCGCTTATAACGTTTCTCGATACTCACTCATATAACTCCGCCTTTATGGAAGGGCATAATGCCAAGTGGAAGTATTTCACCAGTTCCCTGCAGGTTCCTTTTAACTTAGATGGTCTCGTAGCTTCTGCGGATTCTAATAGTTTAAGCTTAACTGAGAATTGGTCTTCTAAGTCTTCCATTGCTATTTCCGAGATTGCAATATCTGATTTTAACAATTATTCTTTCGACGGAATGAAGATCGCGCTTGGAGATGTTATGATAACTTTGCAAGACATCTTTAGACAATTTGCTCCATTCCATTCTGTTATTAGATTGCTTGCTAAAGATACTCATACGGATAAGTATCTCGTTGTGGAATTTGATGATGGGCTATGTCTCAATGTTGTTGTAGAGAACTCCCTGAATTGGGTGGACCCTGATTTGGATAATCATGTAATAGCAAGTTATATTTCTTCTGGGGTTAAAACTTCTCCTTTCCATGGAGTCGCCAGTTCTGTTTTGGTGTCTGCTACTACCTATACAGGAATTCCAAGAACAGCGAACCGGAGAAGAAATCTGAAATACAATTTACCATCCGCAAGGTATAGACGAGATGGGTTCAGTCCCCCTGTTCCTTTTATTTTCGGGTCAACCTCAGCTACCCCGTACGACACCTATAACATATCTGGGCTTTCTGGAATTAACACCACTGAATATATTCCTTTGGGGTTTAATTTCTCTTCAGGAGAGTATTGGTCAACAACGGGAATTGCATCGGCAATATATGATGCTTCCAACGATCTTGGACTTCGAGGTCTCCCAGTTGGGCAAGGAGTGGATAACCCTCCCACAGACCCTAATGATCCGGATACCTGGACCAGAAATAAAGATGATATAAACGCGTCTTTCTATGGCATAGATGTGTCTAATACATTCCCGTTCCGGGCAATTTATCCTTCAGGTCTTCGTTGCGAAGCTCCTGTTACTAGGCGTGACGGAATGCACGGCGTTAGAAGAGCTATTGTTGACGCGACTATGAGGAGGGGAGAAACCGTTGATTCTGGTGTTAACCTGTCAGAACAGGGGTTTAGGAATTTTAAATTTGGAACCGATTTTATAAAAGCGTATTATGATTATATTACTTTGTATGACAAGACTATCCAAACAAGAAGTTCTTATTATGGGGTCAACGCAGCTTTGAATAGGGACGTCGGAGGAGGAGGCCTCGCGTTTCAAGATCATGCGTACGGACCCATAGTATACAATAGTACACTTGGGAAGATCGGAAGACTTCCCAGAGGTGTAATAGATTCTGCATCCGCCACATACGACGAAGGAAATCTTACTACGTTCGGTGAGGTATACAGCTGGAAGTCTGTTATCGCGAATGCGGATTCCTTGGATTCGACTTACACTTGCATGGCAGGATCTAGTGTTGTGTTAGAAGACCCATTCTTCACCTCCAGCAACGAGTTTAGCAGGCCACAGATAAATTCCTACGGTCCTGGATCTACAGCAAATTCTAATTACTTTAAGTACAATAAAGGTGTAATGCCTACACTTTTGGACGGTGTTGAGATATGGGGAAATACGGATATAGTTGATCCAGAAAATCTATTCCCGTCTTATGTGGTGTATAATTATATTTCGAATTCGGACCCCGAGGCGAATAGACTTAACTACTTAGGAGTTGATGACACGGAAGGAACTGACCAAGCAACATTATCCTTTTTCACCGGACCAACGCAATCAACTATGCATCCCGAGGGAGAGTCGGAGACTTTCGCCAGATTCCCCTTAAGGAAAACTTATGATTACTCAAAAATAAACAATTGGAAATATCCTGTTAGTGCAACCGATATACTGACAGATACTACGTCTCTGGTTTTGTTCAAAGGTGTTGAGTGCCGAGATGCGAATAGGGATCCCGCATGGAATGGCGCAGGTGCTTACCCTGATTCCTCCGGCGGGTATATTTCAGTTTCCGCTGTAGGTCGAGGGGATACTCACAGAACAAATTATCTTTACGCTAATGTTTCTGGCGATGGAACATTACAGGATTCAGATAGTGCACTAATCCAGGCAAAGGGCATTACTGATTTAATACCCGGTCACACATATAATTTTAATGTAGAGTCTTATAAAAACCATACCAGTGCAAGTGCTGTTACGAATGTGAACTTTTACAATAAAACACATCCAAGCTGGTGGAATGGATCTGCTTGGACCACCTCCCCCTACACTATTACAGTATCTGGTGGGCATGGGGAGTTCAAGACTTATACTACTGAGTTTTCCCCAAGCTCTGTTTTTAGTCCTGCTGACGAGTACCAGATTGATATTTATCCTCTAGGACCAAAAAACACAGCTTCCGTATTTACAAACGCTTTTGCCAAAAGTTACTTTAAGACAGTGGAGATTATCGAAGCCTCATCTAGTGATTTTGTGAATATTTTGGCCCCGGACAGAGAATATGAAATAACTATTAGAGCTAGGGCTGAACACCGTTTCCGTTCAGGAACGCCTCAAACTCCTCGCATAGGGCTTAGGATATCCACTGACATGCTTCCTGTACCTTTTGACCCAAGGGATGTTTACAATGGAGGTTTGGGAGAAAGGTTTAGGAATAGAATTTACGCTTACAAGGAAGGGCTTTACACCGCCTATGGTTATCAGCAAGGTTCCTGGGTTGACATAGATTCTCTTGATAAAAATGGTTGGCTAACCTTCTCTTTAGCGAGTCCATATTTCCAAGAAGATCCTAATGATCCTAACTGGCTCATTTATAAATTCTTGTTTAATACTAAGAATTCACGTACGGATTACAATAGAGCTGATGATGCTATTGTCCGTAGAGGAAAAGAGGTACACCATGCTGATACGAATTATTTCATAGATGTCTGTAAGCTTGATAGAGAGGTGGGTTCGTACATAACCTTAGATCAAATTAGTATTAAAGATCTCACATATGAGGGTATAATAAATGATTATACTTTTGAGGAACTAAAAGATATTTTTAGCCATTTTACATCTTTAACAGATGGGCGAGCGTCTAGAAATGCCACAAATTCGTCCAGCACGTACCAGCTTTCTGGGGGCTCACGAGATTACTATCTAGAACAGTATGGTGGCTTTAGCGGGCTTGGGGTTAATACTAGCAGCATAGCCTCAGATGGTGTTTCGGGGGTAGTATACAACATAACTGACGATTAAAATGAAAGGGTATATCGAGATTTACACGGAAGGCGAATCTGGGAAGAAGCTTATCTTCTCAGAGGAGAATATGATTCTTGATGGAGCAAGGGAGCACGTTGCGAAAATGCTATCTTTTCATGGATCCCCATCTGCGCTTACAGCTTTAGCCGGCTACGACCTTTCTAATCATGACATAAAGGCTATAACTTTAGGTCCTCCAGAAGAGTCATTTAGGCATAGAGATACAAGGTATTACCCAGGGACATTAGCTTCAACGACTTTCACTAGCTCAGTATACAATATCTCAGAAATACCACTCAATGGACAGTTTAGTGAGTATACACACAACCAATTGAGGTATGATGCAGCTAAAGATGACCTCGGCAACCTTTGGGCACCGAATGATTGGGGAGCCAGTTTAGACGGAGGCTGGGTCGCGTCAGTGGTGGGATC